ACTTAGTGACAAAATGATATTTAACCTTTTAAAGTTTTACACTAAATATTTGAGCGTTATAACATTAGCTTAAAAAATATGATAATGAAAATTTTGTACATTTATCACTTATAAACCGATAAAATAAATTGTTATGAAAAATCTTCTTTTACTATTTTTATTATTTCCATTATTTCTTTTTTCTCAAATGAATATTGATACAGTTTCAAAAACAGTATCGTTTTCAAAAGTTTATGAACTTAGAAAAACTAAAGCAGAACTTCACCAATTGGCACAGGAGTGGATTGCAATAAATTTTAAGGATGCGAATGAAGTCATCAAATTAAATACAGAAGATAAGCTTATTGCTAAAGGTTATTTCAATATTTCCTACAGCAGCAGTGGTTATGAAATACCTTCCAAGGTGTTTTTTGTTTTTGAAGTTGCCTTCAAAGAAAATAAATATAAGTTGGACCTGCATACTTTTGAGCTCCATCTAAAAGAATATACATTACCGGTTGAAAATTATTATTTTGCCAATGATTATGATTATTACATTAAAATTTTAAAAGAGCAATTTGATAATTATACTGATAAAACAACTAAAAAATATTTTGATAAATTATTAAATAATCCCGATGAATTAAATAAAATGTATGCGGATTTTAAATTAGTTTCTTTGCAAATATCTAATAAAGTAAACACAGAAGTTACTTCAACAGACCATAGTTTATTCAATTACGTTTCAAAAACTTCTTCTGACAGTTGGTAAATTAATTAATATCTAAAATAAATTGTTATGATATTCATTGGAATTATAATTGGAATTATAATTGGAGCTATTATTCAATCAGTTTCAAACGCTTCTATTGCTAAGTCTTCAGAACAAATTTTAAAAGAAACATCAAGATTTAAATATGTGTTTAAAGACAAGTCGGTTATTGTTTATGTAAATGACCAGTATGAGTATGAACAAAAAATAGTTCCGGTAAAAGAAACTTTTTCTGCTCATAAAAAAGGGAAGACTACCGGTATTAGTTATGAAGAAGCTTTAATTTTAAATGAGCGTAAAATTGATAGCAAATACTTTCATCCTAAAAATAATTTAGAAAATGAAACCAATTTTTTCTTTAAAAAGAAAATTGTAATTACAGGTACTTATTATGATTTTCCGGATAGAAATGATTTAGCAAAATTATTTTGGGAAGCCGGTGCAGATATTGATACTGGAATTGGTAAAAATACTGAATACTTAATTGTTGGTTATGATTATGGCCCTATTAAAATGAAACAAGCTATTGAACAAAATATTACAATAATAGACCAAGACAGATTGCCTGAATATTTTGATTATTAATCATAGCTTTTCACACTTGCAATTTCAAAAAACCAATAGCTTATTATGTGGCGTTGGTTTTTTAATTATATTTACATTGTCAAATCACTAATATGCCATATTTAATTTTGAATAATCTATTTCATATTATAGAGCAGGTGTTCGGTACTCGTAAGGGCCGACGGTTTAACCTGCTTATTGGCATTAGTGAACCGGACAACACCTGCTTATTTTTCCACTTATGAAAACAGAATACTCTCAAGAAATTAAAAATTTAATTGAATCCACTTTTACACCATCAACACCCGATGATGCTTCAGCTTCAAAAAAAACCTTAAACGAAATTTACGAATCTGTTATTGGCGTTTTACCTTCAAAATGGATTTATGAAGAAGATGTGTACGATGTGCTTCAGCAACTTAATTACCGTCCGTTTCCTTTTCAGGATGAATTTGGCGTTCTTAGATATTATTACTACTTAATATCTGTGCAAACCGTCTAAAATCTTTGTCCTTTTTTACCCGTCTTAATTTCTACAACTTGCTGTAAAAATTAAGAATTGGAAATAAATATTACCATACCAACAACTTGGAACCAGCTTTCCGAAACACAACTAAAAAACATTGTGTTTCAAATGGAGAGTTACCACAATATTGTAAAAGACAATGCGCTGGCCGTTGTAAAAAGTTCGGAAAAATTATATTCAACAGTTGTAAAAGAACTTTTGCGCGAAAATGAAAAGGATCATATTAAAATTGCACTGCAAGAAATACTGCCAAGCGCTTACCAAAAAGTTTCTCAATTCATCTATCAAAAAATTGAACGCACAAAATTTATAGAATCCTTTACTTTAAATGGCATAAAATACTATGCGCCGGCAATTAGATTAAGAAACACCACCATTGCCGAGTTTTCCTTTGCCGATTCCGCATTTTATAAATGGCGCCAAACAAATGAAATTATTTGGTTAAATGTTTTGGTGGCGTGCCTATACCGCGAAAAAGCCAGCAAGCCGTTGGAATATGATATTCGCCGTCCGTTTTTAAAATTAGCGGTCGATGCACGCGCCGATGCACTTTCAAACTTAAATTATAAAACAAAACTTGCCATTGCCTATACCTATGAAGGATGCCGCAATGCCATTGCCGAAAATTATCCGCTTATATTTCCCAAACCAATAACAGATCCCGAAATAAAAACACCGCAAAAACAAAATTATGTTTCATTTGGTGAAATTATTCTCGATAAAATTGAAGGTGATCCTTCCAAATTTGCACCAACAAATGCAATGTTAACAACCGATTTCTTTTCCATTTACAATAAAGACATCAAAGACCAACGAAAAAAGAAAAAATAATGGCCGCACCAACAATAAACCACAGTGTTTTAGTAGCATATTTTAAATATTTAGCCGATAACCTTATTGGCGTAAACGATTTTTTTAGAATGAACCTAATGGAAATACAAGGCGCCTTCCGCTCAACCGCAAAATTCCCTTGTTTGGTGATTGAAGCCCACGATGGCGATTATTCCGGCAGCAACGTAATGCAATCGGTAAACGACCGCACGTTTGCATTTACGGTGTACGCCAAACCTAAAAAAGATGATTTTGATGACCAGGATACCCAGTTAACGCTTTCAGAAATATTGGGTAAAAAAATACTGGCACGTATGCGCCACGATGCCACCTTGTCTTCACATTTTTTATACAACCATTTTAAAGCAAGCAACGTTTCCTATTCCAAAGTAGGTCCAATATTTAACGAAAAATTATACGGTTATCGGTTTGTGGGTTCCATTACAGCGCCAGAGCCATTGATTGTTAACCCAGCCGATTGGGAAGATTCCCCCGTAATCTGCGAATAAAACAATCATAGCCCGTAAGCCTGTATTTCATTTGTTTTCCCACTCAATTATTTTGAGTGGTTTTTTTTATTTCACCACCTACTAATTAACAATGAAATCACCTGTCCTTTTTAAACTTTTTATTACTGGCTACTTTAGTCTTATGAAAAACTTATGTTTTATCCTTTTTAGTTTGATGCTTATGGTAAGCATTAATGCCGTGGGTGCCACCGGAACATCCCACGAAGGAAAAATCAATTCCGAAGTATTGCAAACACACGATTGTTTAACCTTTGATGTGCTTACAGTAAATTCATTTGAAAGTATTGAAGCTGAAATACTCTTTCAGAATTACAACCAATCTTTTATGGTGAATCCGCCTGGTATTAATTTGATGCAAAAGAATGACTTGTTTCAAAATCAAATAACAAATACAAGGCAAACCTTAGTTAATGAAGACAATTCGCAATCCTTAATTTACAGTTTTATCGACCCCGGCAGAAACGATTTGCTATCTCTAATTGATAACGCTAAAAGATTAAACACAAACAAAATTAGGGATGTTTCCTTCACATAGTTAAAGGCAACATATTATAAAAAAACAATAAAACAGCTTTACACAAGCTGTTTTTTTTATGTCCTTTTTTTAGCAGCAATTACTTCCCAACTTGCCCTTATGTCTGCAACAACTATCTATTTAAAAGATGTGCTTTCTCAAATGAAAACACTTAATGCCAAAGGCGAAGCACCGCTTTTTGACATAAAGGTTAGAACATACAATAAGTTTTCAAAAACGGGCGGTGCCTTAAAGCATTATCCGGTGGCAAAATTGGTAATGAAAGAAGAATCTAAAAACCACAATTCCATTGAATCGCTTCGCAGCAAACCAAAACCAGTGGTTAACCGTAAAAATCCTAATCATTTTGAAAACAAAACGCGCAATCTAAGCTTGCCAACAGGCGAAAAACGCAAAATAAACATCCGGTACATTATCGAATTTAACCACCAAAAAGTAATTTATTAATGAGCACGATTTTATATCACGGCAATACTGCCTACGGCGTTCAAAGTTCAACGGCTTTCGCTTTTGGCAAAGATCCTAAACAAGAACTGCACACCATTCAAAACCCCGATGATAAAACTTCTGGCGAAATTGCTAAATGGGGAGATGACAATAGGTATCCGCAAACATTTCTTGAAGCTCTTAAATTAAACGGTGCCGGCGGTGGCGCGCTTCGCGTTTTAAAAGCCACCCATTACGGCCAAGGATTTCATTTGTATAAAGAAATAATGGAAAACGGAAAGTCGGTTAAAAATTTGGTGGATACCAAAAAAGAATATCCCGAAATTTATCAGTTTTTCCGTGATGTTAAAATGGACCGTTATTGGACGGAAGCCATTGCCGATAATGAAACTTTTTACATTGCTTTTCCCGAGTTTATTCTCAGCAAAGATTTTTCAAAAATCGTTTCCATCCGCAGACAACCTACTGCAAAAATAAGATATCAAAAAATTAATGCCAAAACAGGCTTAATTGAAAATGTGTTTTTCTGTCATAACTGGCTAACCAACACCACTCCGGAAAGTGAGTTTGTTTCAACAATTCCTATTATCGACAGTTATTGGAATGGCGAGCAAGTGCGCGAATACTGCAAAAAAAAGAACATCCATAAATTTATAATGCCTTTGTTTTATCCGTTGATGTCTGAAACCTATTATCCGCAAGTAGATTGGCACGCGGTGTATCATAATGGTTGGATGGAAGTGGCAAATTCAATACCCGAATACAAAAAGAATTTATTTCAAAATCAATTGAATTTGAAATATATGGTGTACATATCCGAAGAATATTTTACCCGGATGTACTTAAACGAGTGGAACGATTACACGCCAGAAAAAAAGAAACTATTGCGCGATCAGCTTACTCAGGCAATTGATGATCATTTAAGCGGAAATAAAAATGCCGGAAAATCTATTCAGTCCGTAGTATTTAAAGACATTAATGGCGAATGGGTAAAAGGAATTGAAGTCACTGCCATTGACGATGTGTTAAAAGATGGCTCTTATTTGCCTGAAGCTTCGGCCGCCAATAGTGAAATTATGTTCGCAATGGGCGTTGATCCTTCTTTGTTGGGTGCCGGTATTCCTGGAGGTAAAATGAACACCGGTTCCGGATCCGATAAGCGCGAAGCTTTTAGCATTTTAACATCGCTTTTCAAAACAAAACGCGCCATTACTTTAGAGCCTTGGTACCTAATACGCGACTTTAACGGTTGGGACCAAGAGTTGGAAGGCGCATTTGCAGATACAGTATTAACCACCTTGGATAAAAATCCTACCGGTACTCAAACTCAATTTTAATGGCCACACTACTAAAAACGCTTGCCGATGTTAAAAAATATGTTTCCGTTAACGCCAACACCGCTTTTGAAAGCATTGAACCTTATATTAAGCAAGCCGACAGAAAATATATTAAAAACCTGATTGGCGATACTTTATACGATGCTTATGCCACAACAGCGCCAACAGGCATTCCTTTAAAAGTATATGATTTATTGTGCGAAGCATCCGCCAACCTTGCGCAGTTTCTTTATTTGCCTTTACAGCAAGTACAAGTAAGCGATACCGGTATTTCTGTGGCACAAGGTGAAAGTTATAAGGCAGCCGAATGGTGGCAAATACGCGACCTTTCCCGTTCTTTTTTAGAAGCAGGATTGCAGGCTTTAGATGAAGCTTTAAAAATTATGGAAGCCAACGAAGCTTCTTTTACAGGCTGGAGCGCAACAGCTGGATACACAACTTTTAAAGAATTCTTTGTAAAACGCACCGATACCTTTAACGAATGGTTTAATATATCAAACTCGCGCCGCACCTTTTTGGCTTTACGCCCTTGTTTGCGCGATGCACATCACAATTATTTCACATCGCAACTAAATGAAGAAACCATTGCCACTATCAATTTGGCTGTAGCACCGGCACATAAAAAAGTGTTGGAGTTTTTACAGGCATCACAAGTAAATTATGCGGTTGCTAAAATGGTCGACAGTGGTGCGTTTGAAATTACGGCCACCGGCATTTTCCAAAAAGCCGATGAATATCCTGGTTATAAAACAAAAACACTGGAGCAATTTCAGCTTAAAGCCTTAAAAGATGAACGTTTAAGCGCCGGTGAAGAATATTTTAAAAAAGCATTGGCTATTATTGAAGCAAATCCAACACTTTTTACCGCTTATGAAAAAAAGACAGACGCAACTTTTGTTGCGCCGTACAATACCAAAAGCACCGTTAGTTTTTGATAAATACAAACTAAAAACAAGTTAAAAAAGGGCCTGCACTGAGCGTAGTCGAAGTGTCCTTTTATTAGGCTAAATAAACAACAATATTTACGATAAAATTATTAAAATGGCAGCAGCAAAAAGACCAAGTCCTGAATTAACCAACAAAATCAATATCAATCCGGTTGTCAATCGCTTTCACGAAGCCACTGCCGAAGATTACATTGAAACCGGTGATATTTTAAACGACCACGCAGCCAAATTAGATGCTTTAACCGGAACCACCTCCGGCAAACCAAACTTCGGTTCTTATACTTCATTGGCATTATTGCAGGCTGCTTATCCTGTAGGAACAGAGAATGCTTATGCCATAATTGATGCAGGTATTGGTGCAACACCGCAATTGGCTTTGTGGGACAATACAGATATGATTTGGACCATCAACTCAGTGGCCGAAAATGTGAAGTTTGTAACAAACTTTGCCGCACTTCCTGCACCCGGACTTGAAAATATGATTTATGTCACCTTAGATAATTTTAAGGCTTATGTTTGGAAAAATAGCCAATACAATTTAATATTTTCGCTTAAAAGCACCAGCGATCTTATAAATGATGTTCCTTTTCTATATGCATCCGATGCTTTATCTACAGTTTCATCAACAAATAAACTAATTACAGAAGCTGATCTTAATTCCTCCCCCCAACCAAACGAGCTCATTGAAAAAGGTTTTCACCATATTGAAAATTTTGACTGGCACGTATTCGCACAAAAATACAGATGGAATGGTGTTTTATATGAAGCGCCGGAAGATTTAGTAATTGACATTATTACCATAGATCCTGCACCAACTACGGTTGATTTTAAAAGATTTGATGTTATTGTTTTTAACGATGATTTCACTTTTAGCAAGGTAAAAGGTGATGAAGGTTTAAATCCTGCCATACCAAAAATTGACATACGCACACAAATACAATTAACCGTTATTTTGGTTGAGTACGGCACCACCGAGCCAAGCTATTTAACCAAACAATTGATGTATGATGAAGGCATTGGTTTGCCTGCTGAGTTTGCAGTTACAAAAGTGGGCGCAAATGTTACTATTAACGATACAACGCAATTTTCAAGTGGTACAAAATGTATAAAAGTTGTAAATCCTGTAGCTTCAAACGTGTTGTTTTTAGACAAAAATGCCACGTTTAATTCTTTGGATATTGATACCATTTCTTTTAAAATAAAAAACGGACAACAAAGCAACGCAAGTTTTTACCTTTATTCTTATAACTCCATTGGTGCTTTTTACCAAGGCACAACGGAAATTAAAAACGGCAAGTACGGCTACGATTCTCAAAATATTACGGACTGGCAAATAATAATTGTGCCTCGAAGCAAAATTTTAGGTGGCAGCGAAATTCACAACACAGGCTGGGCATTAACTTTTAAACCGACAACCGGTACTTATTATTTTGATGAATTTGCAATGAACGGCAATTTTACGCAAGCGCCAGTTGTAAGCGGACATACGCACGATAATTTAACTATTTTAGACCAAATAACACAAGCATTAATAAATGCGTGGAACTCCGCTTCAAGTTGGGTAACAACCAACGGCGCAAATGTTTTATTTAAAGCCGATGCCCTAACCGCAGTTACACCAACCAATAAAATTATTACACAAGCCGATGTTACAAGTTTTGGCGGTGGCGATATGTTGGCTACAAATAACCTTTCTGAAGTTAATCCTGCAACAGCAAGAACAAATTTAGGACTTGCAACAGCAAAAACTAAAACAGATTTTTTAATAATTACCCAAACGGTTGATTTAGATGATATAGAAATTAGGGTTAACAATTTAGATGCTGCCGTAGTTTTAAAAGGCGGTTGGGATGCTTCCGCAGGTACATTTCCGGGAGCGGGAATTGCACAAGCAGGCTTCTCTTATCAAGTTATGGTTGCGGGAACGGTTAACGGAATAGACTTCTCCATTAATGACCGTATTATTGCTTTGGTTGATAATGCTTCTACAGCCGTATATGCCACAAATTGGTTAAAAGCCGATTATAGTGATTTGGTTGCAAGCTTCAATGGAAGAACTGGCGCAATAGTTTTGTTAAATACTGATATTTCTGATTTAATGACCGCTTCAACCGCTAAAACAACACTGGTTGATACTGATATATTTTCATTGTTTGATACAGTACTTAAAAAGGTAACATGGGCAAATATTAAAGCTACTTTAAAAACTTATTTTGATACGGTTTACGCGAAAGTATATGGTACAAGAATTACCAACGCAACCACAACAGGCACGTATACTTTAAACCACGCTTTGGGTAACGATTGGAAACTAACCTTAACCGGCGTTACAACTATTGCCGAAAGTAATTTACCAACAGGAACCGATACTATAGAATTTACAATGAAAGTAACTGGCAATTTTGGTTTAACCGTTCCTGCTTATTGGACTGTTATAGGCGACACTTATGACGGAACAATTTGGAATTTCTTTGCCGTACAAATTCACAAAGGGGATGCTACGCAGGAAGCAACTTGTTTCATTTCAAATTTTTAAGATATGAGTAAGAAAAAAATGTTAATGCGGAAGTTTGTAACTTTACCACCTACAACAAATGTTAATACTTATATAGGTGGGGTGTCAAGTTATTTCAGTACGCCCACTTTATTAGCTACAATATTAAATAACTATCCAAGTGGTACTGCTTTAAGTGAAACAGATATACAAAATTTTACTATTATAGGCGACGACATTGAATTTTTTATTGATGTGCCTTATATTTTAATTGATGATGCTTTTTTCAGTAAATCTTATTCGTTATTATTAACTTATTATATGGGTTATAATATGATTGAGTTACCGTCAAGGGCTTTTAGGGATTGTGGCGTCAGAATAGTTGAATTGTACGACTGTATTAAATTAAGAAATAATGCCTTAAATACGGCTGACGAT